TACAGACTTACCAAGAATAGATTATACAGATGGAACTGGTAGTTTGTTGTTAGAACCGCAAAGTACAAACAGTTTCCCTTATAGCGAAGATTTTGCTAATTCTGATTGGACTAAAGATAGGTTATCTATAACAGGTAACAGTATAATTTCTCCAGATGGAACATTAAATGCTTCCAAAATAACTGAAAATACAGAAAACGGAACGCATAGAATATCAGATACCATTCTTGTTTCTGGAACTGGTGTTGCTTGTACTCAATCAATATTTGCAAAAAGTGGAGGTAATGGAAGATATTTAAGAATGTTTAGAGGTAGTGGAACTTATAATAATGCAATTTTTGATTTAGAAAACGGAACTGTTGTTACTCAAGGAGGAAGTAGACTTATAAACACAAGAATAGAAAAATACCCTGATGGTTGGTATAGATGTATATCTACTTATACTACTCAATTTAGTAATATAGCCACATACTACGGATTGCAAAATGGCAATACAGATAGTTATCAAGGAGATGGAACAAGTCATATTTATTTATGGGGTGCACAATTTGAAGAACAATCATACGCAACATCTTACATACCAACTTCAGGTTCTACCGTAACTCGAAATGCAGATGTATGCAACAATGCTGGTAGTAGCGATTTAATAAATTCAACAGAAGGAGTTTTATATGCAGAGATTTCTTCTTTAGCTAATAGTGGAACAAATAGGTATATTACTTTAAGTGATGGAACAGCAGATAATTCTGTTCGCATTTATTTAAATAGTAATGGCACTCAATTATCTGGTCAATTAAGGTCAGGAGGAGGGTTACAATGCCTTTTTAATCATACTGTTTCTGATTTATTAGAGTTTAATAAAATAGCTTTTTATTATAAACAAAACGATTTTAGTTTTTGGATTAATGGTATTGAGGTAGATACTGATACAAACGGTAATACACCAATTGGTTTATCTAAATTATCATTTGATAGAGGAGATGGTACACAGAGTTTCTACGGAAACGTAAGATCCGTTGCAGTATTTAAAGAAGCGTTAACAGACGAAGAACTAGCTAAAATTACATCGACTACACAGCAAGAGGTATTTTACGAAATGAGGGATAAAATGCTACAGATAAATGCTGATTACTACGAGTTTGGAGATTATACAACAAGATTAAAAAAATTATTCTAATGGCAAATTTATACGACAAAGCGGGGTTGGTTAATATCCCAGTTGGATATCAAGATGGTTTTTTGTATAATATAAAACCAGAGGATAATACATTAGGGTTTAGATTTAATAGAGATTCTGCAGCAACTAGAGTTAATAAAGAAGGTTTAATAGAACAAGTGGGGTATTTTGGCCCTGAACTTGTAAAAAACGGTAACTTTAGTGAGTTAGGAAGCGAAATAATCACACCTGATGCAAATAGAGATTTTTCAAGTAATACAGGATATTGGACTTTAGAGGCAGGTGTAACTATTGGTAATGGTAAATTAAATTTTTCTAACACAGCAAATAATAGGGGTTTTTACAAGTTAAACTTAATTACTAGTGGTAAAACTTATAAATTAGAAATAACAATTAGTGGGTATGTTGAGGGTTTTATAGATTCAAACAATGGTAATAATTTTACATTTCCAAGTTCTAATGGCACACACACAGTTTATTTTGTTGGAGGTAATCCACACCTTGTCCTTAGTGCAAATGGCACAACAACTCTTTCTCTCGACAGTATATCAATAAAAGAAGTTGATCCAAATAATTATTGGACTTTAGGAACTGGTTGGAGTTTTGGAGACAATTTAATAAGTCTTGACACATCTAATGCTTATGTAAATTTTAATCAAACTATTGGTACAGTTATTAATAAAACATATAAAATTACATATACTTTATCTAATTATTCATCTGGTGCTGTTCAATATATTATAGGTAATGCTGGAGCAAGACCACAAGGTCAGTTAAGAAGCGCTGATGGTACTTATTCTGAAACTTTTACAATAGACAGTTCAACTGTTGATGCAAATAAATTTTTTATAAGAGGGGGTGCTTCCGGCTTTACTGGCTCTATATCAAACATATCAGTAGTAGAAGTTCTAGGCGACAAACCACGTATTGATTACACAGATTCACTTACATCCCCTAGTTTTTTATTAGAACCACAGAGTACTAATTTAGTAGAATTTAGTGAAGATTTTACCCAATGGTCAATAGCAGGTTCAGGCACACAAATTTCAACAGTTACAAATCAAAAAAATCCTAGTGGTAATAATCAAAGTGGGTTTATAACTTTTTCTAGCTCTGTTTCTACAATTAAACTTGTATTTATTTTTACAAGCAGCTCTTCTAGTGTTCACAGCTATAGTGTTTTTGTTAAATACCATTCAAAACAATGGATTCAACTTAATACTTCACTTACTCATGCTAATTTTGATGTTAAAAACGGAGTTTTAGGAAGCTTTAATGGTTGCGTTCCAAGTATTGAAAATTATGGCAATGGCTGGTATAAACTGTCTATGGTTACAAATAATGCAGTAAACCCAATAACATGTATTTTAGCAAATATAGACGACGGAACTGCTGGCTCTCCAGCTGCTTCAACAAGTACAGGTTCTTATTATGTTTGGGGTGCGCAATTAGAAGCTTCACCTTATCCAACTTCATATATCCCAACAGCAGGTTCTACAGCTACTCGCGCACAAGAAACTTGTAATGGCGCAGGAAATGCATCTACGTTTAATAGTACTGAAGGGGTATTGTATGCTGAAATAGCTGCTTTATCAAGTAGTGACTCAATAAATCCTAATAGAAATATATCAATAAGTGATGGAACTGTTAATAATACTGCTATATTTTATTATCAAGCTGCCACAAATAAGATTAGTTATATAATTATTGTAGGTGGATCTGTTGTAGCAAGTGGTAGCACTACTTTATATACAGTAACTAATTTTAATAAAATTGCTTTAAAATGGAAACAAAATGATTTCAGTTTATATATAAATGGATCTGAAGTTTTTGCGGACACGAGCGGATCAAGTTATTCATCAGGTACGTTAAGTAAAGTAAATTTTGATAATGGAGCAGGAAATGATGATTTTTATGGAAAAGTAAAAGGCATTTACGTTTTTAACGAAGCTCTTACAGACGATGAACTTCAACAACTAACAGGACCAGAGTATAATTCATTTGCAGCTCTTGCAGCAGCATATAACTACACAGTAATATAATGGCAGCAAATCCAAGTATACAATTAGGAACAGACGGTAATTGGGCTATAAAAGAAGACAATTTACTAGCATATAAAAAAGACGGTACTAGATTTTTTAATAAAGAGTTTGATTTTACTAGAGGATCATTAGCTACATTTGTAGATAAAGATGGGCTTGTAAAAGTATCAGGTGTTACAAATACAGAATTAGTTACTAACGGTAATTTTGATAATAATAGCGATTGGAGTAATTTTAGCACACCTACAACATCAAAGCAATCTACAGATAAAGCATATCTTGGTAATTATAGTTGGTATATTGTAGCAAGTGCTTTTAGACAAGGTATTTTTTCTCCAAATAATTTTAGTTTAGTAAGTGGTAAAACATACAGAGCTTCGCTATGGATATATGCGTTAGACGGAGCAGAAATACTATCTGGAGTATCAAATTCAGATGCTTCCGTTTTTACATCAAGAACAGTAGCGCAGGGACAATGGACTAATATTGTATATTATTTTCGCGCAACTGCAAGCTCTGCATCATACATAAGTATTTTATCATCTTCTTCTACATTAGAGTTTTATGTAGACAACGTATCAGTTAAAGAAATACAACTAGACGTACCAAGAATAGATTTCACAAACGATACTAAAGGTCATTTACTTTTAGAACCGCAGAGTACGAACAAATTAACGTATTCAGAAGATTTTAGTTCTTGGACTACTACATCTGCTACACTAACATCAAACCAATCTAGTCCAGATGGTTTTAATAATGCTTATATAATAGAAGATGATAGTGCTAGTAGTTACGAAAGAGTTGATGAAACTATAACAACAACTGCTGCTCCACATACTTTTTCTGTATTTATCAAAAAGAAAACAAGTTCAGTAAGTTCTTATAGTGGAATTCAAATGGGTACAGGTTTTTCTTATGTAATATTTGATAGTTATAATGGAACATATAATCAACAATCAAACACTAACTATAATAGTATTGAAGTAAAGAGTTTTAATTCTGAATGGTGGAGATTAAAATTAACTGCTACTGTAACAACATCAACTAGAGTAGCTTTATGGGGTGCAATATCTGTTAATGGAACTAGTATTTCTACAGCAGCTATAGGTAGTGAAACGTTTTTTGGCGCACAATTAGAAGAAAAATCCTACGCAACTTCATATATCCCAACTTCTGGCTCTACAGTAACTCGAAACGCAGAAGTATGTAATAACTCTGGGTCAGTGCAAGACTTTAATTCAGAAGAAGGTGTATTATATGCAGATATAGCCGCGCTTGCTAATGATAGTACAAATAGAACTATTGCTTTAAATAAAGATGCTAACGACAGAATACAAATGTATTTTAACACTTCTGATAATGGTATAAGTATATTTTATAAAGCACAAGGTACTAATTCTTTTATAATGAATGAAACGCTTACTGATGCAACTGAATTTAACAAAATTGCTTTTAAGTGGAAAACTAATGACTTTGCGTTGTGGGTTAATGGAACTGAAACAGATATAGTAAGTAGTGGTGTAACGTCAAACGCAAATACTTTAAACGCTTTAGAATTTGAAATGTTCAATGATTCTGGAGCTTTCTACGGAAAAACCAAAAACCTAAAAGTATTCAAACGAGCATTAAGTGATACAGAATTACAAAAATTAACAACTCAATAATTATAAAAATGTATATTTATAAAACAAATTTTTTAACAGAAGCAGAAGGTAAACAAGCCTTAATAACAAAAGGTGTTTGGGAAGAAGTTACTGAAGAAGGTGTAACACAAATGGTGTATATCAACGGAACTAGAGCTGTTGTTAACATCGGTAAAATTGTAAAGACACCTGGAACTTACGGACCTGACGGGCATGAAATAACTCCACCTGTATATTACGATGGTTGGGCTTATGACATTATGAGTAGTGATACTATTGACTTTGGTGCTAATGAAGTTTATCCAGGAGATAACGCTGCACATTCGTTTTTTGGTTGGCCAAGAAATGCAGAGGTACCACCTCCAGCACCACCAGTAGACGAAGAAGAGTAATTTACAAATAAATAGTGTAACTATATTATTATAAATTAATTAAATTAAATCAAATGGCAAAAATTACAGACGAACAACTTAAAAAAGTTGTAGAACAACAAGATGAGTTATCATCAATACTACATAAAATAGGTGTAGTAGAATCACAAAAACATAGTTTATTACACCAAATAGCAGAGGTTAATAAAGAAGTAGAAGAATATAAGCTAAAGCTTGAAGAAGAGTATGGCTCAATATCTATTGACCTTAAAACAGGTGAATACACTATAATAGAAAAAGAAGAAGAGTAGTGGATTCAGTTATAAGAAAAATCAGTATAGGTTCTGATTATAAAAATGACGCTATGCACTATTCTGTGGGTCAGCAGGTTTACGGAGGTCACGAGATAGCGTATATTTTATTTAACGAAACTGATGGCTCTTATAATATACATATAAAGAAAAACAACGAGGTATTGCCGTGGAAGAAGTTTAATTCTAACATGGCTGTATCTGTTGAATACGATTTAGAGTATTAATGAAGAGCTTGTATGACTTTATCGTAAAACCGATAGGAGATAAATATAGCAATACAGTTAAAATAGGTGGTAAAGATGTAGTTATCAATACTAAAATTGAAAACTGGAAGTTTGTAAACCGTTTAGCAGAAGTTATAGAAACACCACTAGCCTTTAAAACAGGTATTAAAAAAGGAGATATAGTGGTTATACATCAAAACGTGTTTAGAACGTTTTATGATATGAAAGGTAATAAAAAGAAAAGTAGATCATATTTTGAAAATGATTTATATTTCTGCAGCCTTGACCAGGTTTATTTATATAAAAACAAAAAAGGTTGGCATACTGTAGGCGACAGATGCTTTATAACACCAATAAAAAGTAATGATCCTCTAACGCTTGATAAAGAGCGTAAGCTTGTTGGTATATTAAAATATGGCAATAAGTCCTTAGAAGCGCTAGAAATAAACCCAGGAAACCTTGTAGGTTATAAACCTAATGGTGAATGGGAGTTTTTAGTTGAAGGAAAGAGACTTTACTGTATGAAATCTAATGATATTGTAATTAAGTATGAATACCAAGGAAACGAAGAAGAATATAATCCAAGCTGGGCAAAGAGCGGTTGAGGAGTTAATCAAAGTAGCTAAAGAAGCTATTGTTGATTCAGATGATGACATATCAGCTGACAGACTTAAAAATGCTGCTGCCACTAAAAAGCTAGCTATATTTGATGCATTTGAAATACTTAATCGCATTGAAGAAGAAGAGAATTTGTTAAATGACAAACCTAAAGAAGTTAAAGAAGAAAGAACTTTTAAAGGTTTTGCTGAAGGTAGATCTAAGTAATGTACGAGCAATTTCTTTATAAGGTATTAAAAGACCACATAAAACCAAAAGTTGTTAGTCGTATGAACCGTTATAAAAAATGGGAGTATGGTTATAACAAAGAACACGATGTAATTATAATTAGTAGAACAGGTGAAATAGGTGAGATATATGAAATACAAAATCTAAAAATAGCATTACCAAAAGCTAAAGATATACATAAGTTCGATAGTGATAAATGGGAATACACACAGTATCCTAAGGAATTAAAAAAAATAAAGTCTGTATTTGATTGGGAGGAATACCCGGTAGACTTTAAAGAAAAATGGTATGATTACATCGATAATGAATTTAATAAAAGAGAAAAAGGCTTTTGGTTCTATAATAAGGGCTTGGCTACTTACATTACTGGTACTCATTTTATGTACTTGCAGTGGTCCAAGATTGATGTTGGGCAACCAGACTTTAGGGAATCAAACCGATTATTCTTTATATTCTGGGAAGCTTGTAAAGCCGACCCACGATCTTATGGAATGTGCTATCTTAAGAATAGACGTAGTGGATTTTCGTTTATGTCCTCAGCTGAGGCCGTCAATAATGCAACAATTACATCTGATGCACGGTTCGGTATCTTGTCAAAGTCTGGTCCCGATGCTAAGAAAATGTTCACAGACAAGGTCGTACCGATTTCAGTCAATTACCCGTTCTTTTTCAAACCAATCCAAGACGGTATGGACAGGCCAAAAACCGAACTCGCTTACAGAGTTCCAGCGACAAAATACACAAGACGAAAGCTTGAAACTAACGAATCGCTCAGAGAACTTGACGGGCTTGACACGACTATCGACTGGAAAAACACAGGCGACAACTCGTATGACGGGGAAAAATTAAAACTGCTAGTCCACGATGAAAGTGGTAAGTGGGAAAAACCTAATAATATATTAAACAATTGGCGAGTAACAAAGACTTGTCTTAGATTAGGTTCTAGAATTATTGGTAAGTGTATGATGGGAAGTACATCAAATTCTTTAGATAAAGGCGGTAGTAACTTCAAAAAACTATACAATGACTCAGATGTTACACAACGAAACGCCAATGGACAAACTCGCTCGGGATTATATAGTTTGTTCATACCTATGGAATGGAACTACGAAGGATACATTGATTCTTATGGACTACCTGTATTCAACACACCGAAAAAACCTGTAGAAGGTCCACAGGGTGAAATGATCGATTTAGGTGTAATAGAATACTGGGATAACGAAGTAGAAGGACTTAAGCAAGATCAAGATGCTTTAAATGAATTTTATAGACAGTTTCCTCGTACAACTAAGCATGCTTTTAGAGACGAATCAAAAGAATCTTTATTTAATCTAACTAAGATATACGAGCAAATAGATTTTAATGAAGATTTAAAAAACTCTATAAATGTAACAAAAGGATCGTTTCAATGGGAAAACGGTGAGCAAGATACAAGAGTTATATTTGTACCAAATAAAAACGGTAGGTTTAATATAACCTGGGTGCCACAAGTACATTTGCAAAATAAAAGATATAATAAAAATGGTACAAATTACCCTGGCAATGAACATATGGGTGCATTTGGTTGTGACCCTTATGATATTTCAGGTACTGTAGACAGAAGAGGATCTAATGGATCTTTGCATGGTCTTACAAAGTTTTCAATGGAGGATATGCCTCCAAACCATTTCTTTTTAGAATATATAGCTAGACCACAGACGGCTGAAATATTTTTTGAAGATGTACTCATGGCTTGCGTATTTTACGGTATGCCAATACTTGTTGAAAACAACAAACCAAGACTGCTTTATTATTTTAAACGCAGAGGTTATAGAGGCTTTGCAATGAACAGACCTGATAGAAAATATAGTAAATTGTCTGTGACAGAAAGAGAAATAGGTGGTATACCTAACTCTAGTGAAGATAT